TAAATTCTTTATGCATGGCATCAATCATCATCTTTTTAATTATAGATTCCATCATACACCTGTTTGTTGGTTGGTATCTGTCAGAGTAGGTGGTACTACATCGACTTTATTCATATCTACGTTTTGTTCCTCTTCAATTTCCGCAAGATTCTTTTCAACATCCTGTATATCAGGCAATAGATTCATTGCGCCTTTCTTGCTTAATAAGCCCGCTCCAACTTCGCTAATTACTCGGTTCGTTAATTCTGTATCATTGTTTATCTTTGATACTTTGATAACTGCCGAAACGGTATCGGCTAATTTTTGCACATTAGCAGGATTCACATTGCCCGGACTCTTTTTGTTTTCCATGTAATAAATTAGGAACCAAATGAAATCTTTCAGGGCAAGTTTTAATTGACTGATTGTGTTATTCGCTTTCAGATATAAATCGCTGTGTATTGTCTCAATGGCTACAATAGGAAGACTTCCTGCCATTTCGCTTACCTTCGTCATATTTACACCTTCGCCAAATCGGAAGATATTCTTTTCAAGTTTATCAAGAATCTTTTCTTTTGCGTCATATGGGATGTCAATCTGTATCGGTTCAAACTTGCCATCGGGTCCGGTTGTGTTTAATACTCTGTGTAATTTTATCATCGTTGGGATTACCGTAGGGTCAGTACCGCCGAAATCATTTATATGATATAAAACGGATTGTATTGTATCAACATCCTGAAAGTAACCTGTTGAAACAGCGTCATAAGCATCAATCAAAGTACGAATAGGCAATAAATCACTTTGCCATTCTGAATTATTATTCAGAATAACTATTGGCGGTCTTCCCCATGTTGCGGAAGAAACCGAATCAACTTTATTATTTATTATTTTTTGATAAGTGAAATGTGGTCTTTCATCTTCAAATACATAAGTTCCGCCCGGTTGTGTTTGCCTGTAAAACCTTACAGTTTTATCGTCCCAAATCTCAACTTTCCTGATTTGCGTTATTGTTTGCTCTGTGTCTTCTGTCGGACTTTCGGAAAGATAATCTTCGTTATAATATCTCATGAATGAAAGAAGCTTGCCTGTCGCGTTGTCTATGTCTAATATTACGTTTTGTGCATTGGCTAATCTGTAATCAAACGTTCCGTTTTCTGTGATAAAAGGTAACAGATATTCACGCCCTTTGTTACTTGCGTGTAAAACCAAATCATAAGCAGTTGATTCAAAGTAATCATTCAGTTCTTTGTTTATGGAATCTTCGAGAGCTTTCGCTTTTGGATTTGTTTCTGAATCCATAACGGTAAATTGTATTTTCTTTCCGGCTATGTAATTAGCTTTCTGTCGGTTCAGATAACGTAAGAACGGATTTACATTTATTCCGGTATTGGCATTTTTATTTGTAATGGTAGTCCATGATTCAGTTTTATCATTGTAAACGTTTACAGTTGTGAAATCCTTCTTAGTGATATCGTGCTTAACGTTATAATAATTCTCTCCATCAATCATTGCATCATATTCATCCGTGCTTTCCCATCTCTGTATAATTGCAGTGATAAGGTTTGAATCGGCTAATACTCTTCCGAGTTCGACTGCTACTTTTGCGTGATCTGTTCCGGTGTAGTACATTTATTTACCTCTTAGAAAAATTCTATTGTGTTTTTTCGCATGTCATTTTCACAACCATAACGTGCCGTGTCGATGGAATGATTGTCTTTATCTTCTAATTTAGCCTTTTGATTACCATCTTTATCAATTTGATAATCTATGTTTTCAAACTCCCGCGCTGCGTTCGGGCATCGTTCAGGGTCAATAACTATTTCGTCTAAATCATCAAGCCATTTTTCCCCATACTCAACTGAACCTTCACCTTTCTTTGCGCCGGTTATCTTGATACCTAATTCCCGCATTTCTGCAATACTCTTAGGTTCGGCACTGTCTGCGATAGTATTAACGAAATTATATTTCTTTTCAATCATTTTCGAAGCTACATATCTATTACTTAGCTTCACGCCGTAAATTTCATCATAAATATATAGCTTTCTTCTCGTCTTGTCAAAATTCATTCGTAAAAAACAGAAAGGGTCAACTGCATATCCCCAGTCAATCCCTTGCCGGATGTTATCGAATGTCTTTATTTCTTCGTCTGTAATCTTCCTGAAAACAAGATTTTCAAAAGGCACTATTCCGCCACCGGTTGCTTTACCAAGATACATCCATTCATATTTTTTCAAATTTTGCTTTTTAACTCTTTCAATTTCCTGTATTGTTTGTTCAGCCAAAAAAGGATTATTGTAATAGTATGAGTGATGGACGTAAGTATTTGATGGGAGTATTCGTGATTCATATTTTTTATTCAGCCAATGCGCTTTGCGTGGTGGTGGGTTGTAAGAATAAAAAAACTTGTATGTCATATCATTTGGGAGCTTTTCTCTAAGGATAGAATCAATGATAATTTGGAGCTCATCTTCGGTTCTAAACTGGTCGGCTTCCTCAAACCATATTTGAGTAATTGGAAAATCACTTGAAGTAATAGACTTGAAACTTCCGGGATTGTCTGCACCTCGAAATAAAAAGCCATTTCCACGAGCTTTATAAACTATTCTCATAGGACTTTTATAATATTCAAACTCATCTTGCAAGCCCATTAAGTTAATAGATTTTTTTAGTTGTTGATAAACAGTATTGTAAATATCCTTTTCAATCTTCCTTATTACTAAAACATTTATCGGATTGTCAATTATATCGAAATCCTGTCTTTGGGATATAGTAGTTGATTTAGCAGAGTTTCTGCCTCCTTTACAAACAAAGTGAGTGAAGTAGGGATCATAGCAAGCTTCCCAAAAATCCCAAAAGGACTCTAAGACCAATTCATCAGTCTTAATTTCACTTTGCATCTGTTTTCTCTTTTAGCTTTTTAGGGATAGTATCTCTAATTATTTTTACACCTTCGGGATAAACTACTTCTTGCCTGTCTCTCCATAGAGCAGGACGTCTATTCTTTAACCAAATAAAAGCTGCTGCGGTATCGGGTGGGTAATGTTTGGTATAGGTCTCTGATATAACAGTACCTTGAAAGGTTGCGAAATATGTATCTTCGTGTTCATAACCTTTGGCTCTTTCATATAGACTTTTTTCAATTTCTAAGTCTGCGACAAGCTTTCCCTTTTTTAGGGCTTGCAAAAATAATGGGTCTTTCTTCCAACGATTGATAGTACATTCATTAACCCCCAACATGTCCCCTAATTCAACGTCATTTAGTCCATACATGGCAAGCTTCTCAATAGTCTCTAAACTAAAGTGTTTTTCTTCAATTCGCTTTACTACTGGTTTAGGCGGTCTTCCCGGTTTCTTTTTAGTATTTGTTTTTTGCTTTGCCATAGATGGGTTAGTTTAGGTTAATGATTTGAAATTCGTTTAGTATGGCTGATTTGATGATATATTGTTGACCGAAGATTATGAAGCTATATTCAGGTTCACTAACAGATAAGTCTCTGTTAAATTCATAGACAGTAACCGGCAATAGGTTCTTTTCGTTTAATTCTTTTAGTGTGTATTTCATATTGCATCACCCGTTCCGGGATTGGAGGTGTTAATTATAAAAAAACTGTCTATTTCCTTTTTGAGGACTTCAATCATTATTTTATAACTAGCAGCTCTCTTTGCATATTCATCAAAATCTTCGCCTTTTTTCATTAATTCACAACATGCCAGTTCTAGCAGATTATAATATGTCTGGTATTCTGCAAGTTGTTCTTCTAATAACTCTATCATGGCGTAATCTTGCCTTAATTTTCTTACAAAATACGCAATTTCCTATTCACTTGCAATAATTATTTTCTGCATTTTTACTTTGTTTTCGCAACATTCGTACTTTTTTATATTTTATTTCATTATTTACTTGACAATATAAACATATTTTTATATGTTTATATCAGACGATTAATTAACCTTATAAAGGAGCTAAAAATGAGTGAAAAGAAAACAGCAAGTTTCTCATTCCCAATAAAATTATTCAGAGATTTCAAACTAAAATGCGTTAAATTAGGCGTCTCTATGAATGAGACAGTAACAAAATTAATTCAAGAATTTCTTGATAAACGTTAAGGGGCACAAAATGAGATACACATTAAAAGAAATATCAGGAATGAATCCAAGTAGATATAAGGTCATTGACGAGCAGGAACGTAAAGGAAGCGAATTAAGATGGAATGACCGGATTGAGATTCTGATAAACGGTCATATTCACATTGATTTTAGTCGTAAGGGAGCTTTGGTCTTTGTGTGAAAGCTGATTATTAATTATTAAACATAGGTAATAAAATGACTAACGAAACTATTGACAATTACGGGGAAAGAGAACGAAATACCGATTACGTTATCATTGATGATATGCTAGATGATATACCAGACGGTTTACCAATGTTCCCGATAATTCCCTATTTAATGCTCTATAGAAATATCCCAAGATTTAATTTCGGTTTTGGTGGACAGAGTATAGAAACTTATGGGAGTAAAGCAGTGCATAGAATTGATTCATCAGATTGGAAGTCTATGGAACATA